TAGGTTCGATTCCTACCCCGACTACAAAGACCCCTCTCCGGAGGGGCTTTTTTTTGCCCAATGTTTTTTTGTATTGATTTTTTGTTTACGTTTGCCCTATGAAACACCCTGACCTAATTTCTAACGAAAAAGTATTGCCGTTCCTCGAAAGAGCAAGAGGCGGTAAATACTACGACACCGGTAAGCTCGGCCACCCGGTAATAGATGAGTTCCTACGATTCAAGGACGGCGAGTTTGTAGTTGTAACCGGCCACGCCAACGTGGGCAAAACGCATACGCTTATCTATTTAATGCTGATGCAAACAATGAATTACGATAAGAAGTGGCTCGTGTATTCCTCGGAGAACGAGGTACACTCGCTCAAACGTAAGTTGATTGAGTTCCTATCCTGCGAGCCAATTCAAAACGTAACGGAGGCCAAGATGTATCGCCACCTTGATTACATTGATGAGCATTTTCGGTTTATCGATAGCAACAATCTATATAACGCATTCGACCTACTCCGAATTATGGAGGAAATTCACGAGGAATGGCAGTACACCGGGTGCTTAATTGACCCTTACAATTCCCTTGTAACCGACCAAAGAAAACTTGGGAAGTCAGGGATGCACGAATACCATTACGAGGTAGCTTCTGCGGTGCGAATCTTCGCCCATAAGAACTCAGTTACAACGATTGTAAATACACACCCGGTAACGGAGGCAATGCGTAGAACGCACCCTAACGGCCACGCTTACGCTGGCCTACCTACGCCACCAATGACTTCCGATATTGAAGGTGGAGGCAAGTGGGGCAACCGTGCCGATTCGGTAGTAATCATTCACCGGTACGCCCAACACTTAACCGACTGGGTGTTTACCGAAATCCATTGCCGTAAAACAAAAGAAATGGAGACCGGGGGAAGGCCAACGCCTTTGTCCGACCCTATTCGTATTCGTTCAATGAAAGGCAATGTCGGGTTTACCCACAATAACCTTAACTTGCTCGACGTTCAAGCACCTATTCAAACAATAATTTATTCTGATGACCCATTTTAGTCAAGATTCCTGGGAGATTTATATGCGGGATAAAATTCTGCAAGTAAGCGACGTTACCCGTTGGTTAAACGAGATGGCCTTGGCCAACCCAAACGAAAAGCACGTAGTCGACTATATGTTATCTGTATGGCGTGCAACGCAGATGCTGGAGGATATGGTAGATATGAAGCGGCACTTGGACAAGCGTATTAACGAGGCAAGAGTTGAAAACGCCCGGTTGCTTATCCAGAACCGGGAGCGATTAATTGAGATTGATGCTCTGAAAAAAGAGCTTGAACAGATTAAAGAAAACCTAACCTTATGATTATTCCGGTTCCCTTTGCACCAAACGAGGTGTTTGCAATTAACGGCAAGAAGTTTTTAGTTAAGGATTATTGGCGGCCCGTAAGCTGGAGCCAATGGAGTGCGTGGTACTTAATCGAAGACGAAAGCGGCAAGAATTACGAGGTTCCCTACTTTCATATCCTTATCCAAAAACAAAGAGGCAACGCTCAATATATCGGCACCCGATGACCTACAAAAAATTCTGCCAGAATATCGGTTACACGGATAACGGCGCACGGGATTGGAGTAACGTAAAAGTTAGAGCAGCATACGTGCAAGCATTCCGACCATTCTTTACACTAAACGAATTGGGCAGACAGATAGGAAAATGCCACGCCACAATTATCCATTACGAGAAGATTGTTTTTCCCAAAGACCAGCTCTACGTTTCCTCCCTAAAAATAGCAACTCAAATGCGGGGTGAAGTTCCTGAGCCGGTACAAAATCAAAAGCAGAAAATAGTTACAAGTTTGGTAAATTACGATTATTTACTTGAGCAGAATGGCAAGTTGGTTAACCAAGTAAAAGAGCTTGAATCCAAGTTGGCAACGCTTAAGGAATTTGTAAATGGGATTTAGCGTTAACTTTTATCCGTTGTACGGTTTACTTCTTGGAGCTAATTGGAGTAAGACGGAATTTGAAGATTACGACTTGCACAGCTTGGAGATTTGCCTTGGTGTTATCTTGGTCGAAGTATTATGGGAATCCTACCCCGATTAGCAAAGCGGCACGACGATTGGCTGCGTATGGCAAAGTCCTTCGGTCTTGACCGTGACGATGCCCACGACCTTGTACAAGATATGTACCTGCGCTTACATCAGTACGTTGACAATCCAGAAAAGCTCGAATACGGAGACGATGACGTTAACACGTTTTTCGTTTACATTACCCTGCGGAATATGTACCTCCGTGAGATGACCAACCGAGCAAGAATCAAATTCGTATCAATAGAAGAGTTCGACGACAAGGAGGAAATTTACAATATAGAATCCGACCAAGCGTTAACCGTACTTCTGGAAGCTGTAAAAGGCGAGGTATCTAAATGGGATTGGTACGATAACAAATTATTTACGATTTACCACGACGGAGATGTATCGCTTCGCAAGTTATCCGAGGCAACAAAGATTTCTTTAAGGTCTATTTACAATACGTTAAAAAATGGAAGAGACAAAATCAAAGCTAACTGCGACGACGAGTACCAAACGTGGGCGGAAGCCAAAGGGGTTAGGGGATAGAATCGAGCAGATAACCCAAGCCACCGGAATTAAGGCGGTAGTCGATTGGTTTGCAGAAGCAACCGGAGTAGACTGCGGCTGCGAAGCACGTAAGGAAAAGTTAAACCGATTGTTCCCAAGCAAGAATCCTAAATGCCTGGAGGAGCCGGAATACAAATGGCTTGACCAGTTTTACAAGGAATACAAAAGCACCTTGTCCAGCGACCAAAGCAAGGAAATAGCAACAATCCACGCAAGAGTATTTAATCACCAATACCACGTTCCTTGTGGATGCAACCCGAAGCTCTGGAAGCAATGGGTAGAGGAGTTGCGTTCCGTATATACTGCCTATGAATCATTCGGGTAAATACGGCGAAGCACTCTGGAAGGCGTATCTTGAAACAAAGGGATACGATGTTGAGGATGCCCCGAATTACAAGTTCTACGACTGGGACTTGCGAGCAACAAAGCGGGAAGCAGACCAAGATACAAACTTCCAGCCCGTATATACCTTCGAGGTTAAGTACGACGAGAAAGCGTATTGGTGGGCAAATAAACGAGGAACTCCGGATAACCCGAATCTTTATATTGAGTACCGCAATACCAATAGAAACGAGGATTCCGGTATATTGATGAGCAAAGCGGACTTCTACGTTTATATTATCAAGGCACAAACCGATATTGCTTATTTATTTAATACCGACAAACTACGAACGCACCTAACAAGTGCCAGTTACAAGAGCGTTGGGAATAGCGCAACCGGAGACGATAACGCTATGGGCTGGATTCCCTCGCTTGCCGTTCTTATGCAAACCAATTCATTCATTAAACAAATAGAGCTTTATGCCCTTACCTAAACCAAAATCCGAAGAAAAACAAAAGGAGTTTATTCAGCGTTGCGTTACGGATAACACAATGGCCAAGGAATTTCCTCAACGAGACCAAAGGGTAGCTATATGCTATCAGCAATGGAAAGAAAAGTAGAGCTTCGGCTCTATTTTTTTTGCCCTGATGTTTGGTGTATTGTTTTTTTTTATATGTTTGTCGAAACAAAACACCTAAAACAATGAATCAGAAACTCCAAGACCTAATCATTAACGTAACCGTCCCGCTTGCGTGGATGGCTATTGTTACGGCATTCTTATTTTGTGCAATCCTGCTTCCGCAGATTTTTATCTATGCGGTATGCAAGTAACATATATTGATTTATTGGAAACTGCGGCTGACCAAGGTGTCGGCCCAGAGGATAACTTTGATACGGTAATTGCTTTCCACGAAGCGTTTGCTGCTTGGGCGGGGTTCAAGAACGTAGATGAGTTCTACGACTGGAGGTTAGAACTGGACGGCGCATACGAGCAAGGCCCCGACGGGCTTGCTTATTACGGTGGATTTATCCAAGAGCCAAGAGAAATAGACTTCCCAGAAGGATTTAGTATTGCTCCTTTGTACCTCCGTGCGGAAGCCCATTGCGAATACCTTGCGTGGTAAATTTTAACTATCTAAACTTTTAATTATGACAATAGTACAATATATGCGCCTGCTTGCCAAGCAATACGGAAACGACATTCCACAAGAGGAAATGGACAAGGCAGTTAATTACGAATCGATGCTTCTGGATATTGCCTTTAATAAGGGCAGTATGGCAGCACACGATAAAATCAGAAAGATGCTATGAAAATTATTGAACTATTGGACGGTAGTACCTGGGATAGGGATACCATCTTAGAAAAGATGAAGGATGATTCGTTTTACTACGGGCATCTTGCAAAACACGCACTATCCTCCTCAGCTTGTAAGCTCTTGCTATCCTCACCCAAAACGTACCACTACGTTACCAAGTACGGGCAAGACGAATCCGATGCTTTCACGGTAGGTAGATTGGTTCACTTGATGGCGTTAGAACCAAACCGAATGCAGGAGTACGATATTATTGACGTACAAAGTAAAAACACAAACATTTGGAAAGACGCTAAAGCAAGAGGCGGCCAAATCATTACCAAAAAGGAATACAACGAAGCCAGAAGGATTGCCGATGCCTTACTACGCAACGAACACGTCCTTGGCTACATTCAAGGTTGTGAGTTTGAGGTTCCTGCCGTTGGTGTTATTGAGGGATTGCCCTTCCGTGCTAAGGCAGATATTTTAGGTAACAACTTTATTGCAGACCTTAAAACGACTACCGACCTCCGTGCGTTTCCTTACAGCGCCAAGAAATACGGATACGACCTCCAGGCGTTTATCTACACCCGGTTATTCGGAGTGCCGATTGATAAGTTTATCTTTATTGCCGTTGACAAAGCATCTTTGGACGTTGGTATTTATACTATATCCCCAGAGTTTGTAGCGGAAGGTGAGCGCAAAGCGCACGAGGCGATTAAATTGTACAAAGAGTTCTTTATGGGAAAAGACAACCCAGAGCTTGACAACTATACCATTATCGGTCAGCTTTAACATTGACAAGGGGAAGCCGAAAACCTTTTAGAGTAGGCAAATTATAAATTTCGTATTATGAACGAGATAAAAATTGGTGAGGCAAAAATGATTCAAGCAAAAGAATTGTGCTTCACGCTTGGAAACCGTGAGGTTTACGATTCTCACATTGGAAAGTTTGAAACCTTGCTCACGGAGTATGGTTTTATGGATGCCTTGAAAGTAGTTCCCGGTGACGGATGCTTTCAGATTGTAGAAGGCCAGCATCGCTTTGAGGCGGGCAAGCGTCTTGGAATGAGTGAATTTCCCTGCTACGTTATTGATTGGTTAGATGGTTGCGATGATGACGAAATACAAAATATCATTATATCCCTGAACGCCAACAACAAGGTCTGGACTATTTACGACTTCGTAAAGAGCTTTGCTGACCGTGGAAGTGACGAATACAAGAAACTAAAAGAACGAATGATTCAATACCGGGATACGTTATCTAATGGTGTTGTAGCGTCTTGCCATACCGGGCGAGCAAGAGGCCATTCAATAATCCGAGAAGGTAACTTTAAGAATGTAAACAATGATTTTAGCGAATGGCTACTAATGCGCTTGCACCAGGTGGTAATATCTGACGGAAAAAAGAACTTCCCGTCTCGCCTGCTTTCAATCTTTGTAGCGTGCGTTTGGAATTTACAGAATGACACAAGGTTAATCAACAACCTAATTCACGAAATGCGTAAACTTGTAGCGAGTGGTAATAAAGTACCGGACGGTGAGCAGGCCCTGCAAGATTGGGTGACTAAGATGGTTGAGATTATCGGTGAAGAGAACAAAAACAATGAAACCCTTACAAATGGACAAGGCAATTAGAGACGTTATCATTTTATGCGTGCTTTGCGTTACGCTTGGGTGCTTAGTTGGGTTTTATTTTTACGAATATATTTAAGCAATGACCGATATTACTAAATGCACGGGCGAAGGTTGTTCCTTAAAACAAAGGTGCTACCGATTCACCGCCCCAATGGGAACCTATCAATCAATGTTTGTCGAGGTTCCTTTTGCGGATGACAAGTGCGATTATTATTGGGAAACCTTTAACACCAAATGAAAATAGACCACATCGCACACTTCTGGGCTGGGATGGCAATCCTTGCCGTTACGGGTAGCTGGCCAATTCTTATCGCAGCAGCATTCGGCAGAGAATTAAAAGGAATCCTACTCGACGGCCGCAGGGACTACAACGATAGCGTTTGGGACGTTGTGTACACTTTGGTTGGTGGCGTAGCCGCAATGATAGGTAAATTATTCTTTACCTTATGAAAGCCGTATTGGAGTTCACGCTCCCCGACGAGGAGGTTGAATTTATGGAAGCCGTTAACGGAGGGATGTTTAAGCACGTCCTTTGGCAGTTAGACCAAAAGTTGCGCTCTAACTTAAAATACGGAGAACTTCCAGACGTTGAATACAAATGCTACGATACGATACGCAAAGATTTGCATTCGCTACTTAACGCCAATAATCTGACAATAGAATGAAAACCCAAATCCAAGAGCTGATTGCCCTTTATCATTTGCTCGACGAAATCACTCAAATAATCGAATCGGAGAATAGCGGCCTATCCGCAGAGCAAAGATTGAGCGAGATTGAAACCACAATCAAAAACCTTTTTAAGAATGACCCCAGTTGAAGAATTGTTCCGTTTGCTTTGGGATACGCCAAAGGATAAGTTCACTTGGTTTACTATTCGTAAACAAATTATGGAGAAAGAGAAAGAGGTTATTGTTAATGCTTATATAGATGGCTTGGGCCTCGAACCGTATGAGGTCTATTCCAAGCAACAAGCGGAACAATACTACAACGAAAAATTTAACAACGAAAAGTTCTAAAATGAAAGAACAATTTATGCGGATAGCAATGGCTCGCTTACGAGGCGTCTATCCTTTCAAGCCCCAACGCAGAGCAGTTGCCGCAAAGATGTGGGTTAAGTTCTTGGAACGGCAATGAAGAACCACACAAAGGTTTATCTTAAGGCAATGGGGTTATCCCCGGTTGAGTTTATTTGTTGCGAGGTATGCAATCGTAGAGCCGTTGACATACACCATATCGAACCCCGTGGTATGGGAGGCAGTAAACTTATGGACACCCCAGAGAACTTAATGGCCTTATGTCGTGAGTGCCACCACGAAGCCGACTTTGGCGTTGAATTATCCAAGGACTTCTTAAAAGCTGTACACCTAAAAAAGCTCAACAAATGATTCATATCATTACTCCCTGCTCACGCCCGGAGAATCTTTCAACAATCAAGCAAACCATTCCAGAGGATTGCAGTTGGACGGTAGTCGTTGACGAGAAAGCAACAGGCGATTTCCCAAACGGAATTACCTACCTACGTCCCAGCGCAGGAGGCAACTGGGGAAATCCGCTTCGCAATATAGGTATGGAGTTTATATTGGCTCTAAAGGCCAAAAGAGGCGATTACATATACTTTCTCGACGATGATAACATAATCCACCCGGATTGGTACGAAGCCGTTAAAAACGAGTTTTATCCAGTTATCACCTGGGGGCAAGTATTTAAGAATGGCCACCCAAGATTACACCCGACAAAAGAGCCAAGAGTAGGCACAATCGATACCGCCTCGTTTATGGTACGTTGCGATGCAATCGGGGAAGTAAGATTCGGAAACGAATACGAAGCAGATGGATTGTTCGCTCAGCAAATGGCTAAGTGGAATGTAAACACGCTCGATGCCTACCTTTGTTACTATAACTATTTGAAATGAAAGTCCTTTGCATCGGAGACCAACAATCCGGCGTGGTGTACCACCGGATTTACAAGCCCTTCACTCTACTCAAGGAGAAAGGGCTTTTAGATTTTCAGATACTCAACTACAAACAGCCAATACCGGAAGCCGATTGGGAGGATGTTACGCACGTTATTTTTTCCCGTGCGCTTCCGTTCTCCGGTGAATCCTTTGCTAACTTCTTTGCGATTTGCAAAGCAACGGGCAAGAAGGTTATCATTGATAACGATGATTGGTGGCACCTGGCATTAGACCACCCCTCAAAAGCAACATACGATAAAGCAAACTTATCTGGAAGGATAGTAAACTCTATGTACTTTGCAGATGAGGTATGGACTACCCAAAAGTATTTAGCAGATAAAATCAAGAAGGTAAATAGAAACGTACATATTCTCCCAAACGGATTAGACCCTGCAGACCCGCAATGGCAGATAACTCGGCAGGAAGCAGATGAAGTACGGTTCGGTTACGTCGCTGGTATATCCCACCTTCCAGACCTTTTGCAAAATAAGATAGACCTTTCACCGTATGAATCATATGTAGCCGACCTTGGTGGATACCCCGAAGCCGCAAAAGCAAGATTCGCATTAGAAACAAAATCCCCAGAGGAATACGGACAACTTTACCAAATGTTTGATGTTGCGCTGTCTCCATTACTACCAAGTGAGTTCAATCGCTGCAAATCAAATCTTAAAATGGTAGAAGCAGGGTTCGCTGGTTGTGCGTTAATTGTAAGTGATGTAGCACCGTACTCTAAACACCTAACCGACAAGAACTGCATCGCCGTAAAGCATAACGGGGATTGGAATAAGGCAATTAAATACCTACACGAGAACCCAAACAAAGCCGGTGATATTGCGCTTACCTTACACGAGGATATGACCACGAACTTTAATATACACGACTTTAACGATTTGCGACTGGAGCGTTTGCAGAAGTTGAGTTAATTATTAAAGTAATAAAATGAAATATGCCAAAAGGAAATCCAAACCTCGTTAAAGGTGGCCCGCCTTTGAATCCCGCTGGGCGGCCACAAGGCGCACTCAACAAGTCAACGACCAAGATTCGAGAAGCATTCCAAAAACTTATCGAGGATAACTTGGAGAATATGACTATCTGGTTATCTGACGTAGCAGCAGAAGACCCAAAAGCAGCACTCGACATCCTAAACAAGATGGCGGAGTACACAACTCCCAAGCTGGCACGGGTAGAAAACTCACACGAAGTGAGCGAAGAGTTAACTTCAATTAAGGTGGAGATTGTCCGTTCTGGAAATTAAGACAAGTGAACTCTTTGAAAAGAACTACACCGCACCAACCAGGATAGTAGTTAATCAGGGAGGTTCAAGAAGTGGTAAGACTTATTCCATATTGCAGATGCTGGTTATCCTGGCAATGCAAGAAAGGGGTAAGGTTATCTCTATTGTCCGTAAGTCGCTTCCGTCTCTTAAAATGACTGCTTACCGGGACTTTATGGAAATCGTAAAGGCAATGGAACTGTACGACGAAAAGAATCATAACAAATCCGACCTTACCTACACGCTTAACGGGAACCTATTCGAGTTCCTTTCGTTAGACCAGCCACAAAAGAAACGGGGAGCAAGACGTGATTACCTATTCTGCAACGAGGCAAACGAACTAACTTGGGAGGACTTCTTCCAGTTGTTGGTTCGTACTACCGGGAAGATATGGCTCGACTACAACCCGTCAGAATCCTTCCATTGGATTTACGACCGACTGCTTACCCGTGACGATGTAACGTACATACAAAGTACCTACAAGGATAATCCATTCCTTGATAGGAATATCGTAAACGAAATCGAACGGTTGCAATACACCGACGAAGACTATTGGCGTATCTACGGTCTGGGTGAGCGTGGTATGTCACGAGCGACTGTCTTTCAATTCGGAACGTCCGAAATCCCACAAGAAGCAAAACTACTATCCTATGGCCTTGACTTTGGTTTTACAAATGACCCGTCCGCTATTGTGGCAATCTACCAGCACGGGGACAATCTTTACTTGGACGAGTTGCTATACCGTACCGGGATGACAAACCGTGACCTCCATCACCACCTACAATCGTTAGGGCTTGACCGGAGGGACGAAATCTTTGCCGATAGCGCAGAACCGAAATCAATCGAGGAACTCCACCGATTCGGCTGGAACGTAAAACCAACAGCCAAGGGTCAAGATTCGATTAACGCAGGTATTGACATACTCAAACGGCATAAGATATTTGCAACAGCACGGAGCAGCAATCTAATTAAAGAGCTTCAAAACTATAAGTGGACGGAGGATAAGAACGGCAACCTGCTTAATAAGCCAATAG